GTTTAAGAGTCTTGATCGTGACGACCCGTATCTTGAGGACGACACGATGATTAAACTCCCTCAGCTTACTACTGTGTATGCTAAAGTTGGTGGTGATTTGATTAAGGTGTTAGTTGACGCCGAAGGTAACATAGTAGGAGTACCTGTGGGTGGAACACAGGTGGTTGATTCTACTATTAATGAAATGGCAATGCCTTATTCTAAGATTTATAATTCTAACAAAACCCCGAAAGGGATGATTAAGTTTTATGATCTGGACATGCATCCGGTTGGATGTGGTGTCAGAGTAGGTGATAGAGTTCTTACTGTATCGCATGTTGCGCAAATCGCAACGTTCGCTGGAACTAGTAAGAAATGTGCTGTCAAAGTAGTTAATGTGCAACATGCAGACGCATTGGATTTTGCGGTTGTAGAGTTGCAAGAGGGAGCTTGGGCTTTCTTAGGTGTCAGAGCTGCAAAGCTCGGCAGACCAAAGTTAAACCAAGGCGTGATGGTTTTCGGACAGAAAGATGATACTGTTCAGAAATCAGTAGGTGTGCTGATGGATAGGACTGAAGAACCATTCGTGGTTTCGCATAATGCGTCCACGTTAAGAGGATGGTCTGGTGGTCCTATTTATTCGGACAACCGCGTTGTAGCCTTACACGTCGGAAGTCGTGTTAGTGACGAGGCGGTTCATAATAGAGCGTTAGTTCTATTTCCCTTTGTAGAACATTTAGTAGAGGAGTCAGATGATGATCGGTCTAATTACATTTATAATCAGATAGATCTTGAAACCTTGCGTAAAACCAAGAAAGGCAAGTTTGATAGACTTGACTTTATGGGAGTGACATATGTTTCTTCTGGTGGTAATTATGCAAGGGTGGCAGTAGATGAATTTGAAGAGGATATGCGAGCTCAGGGTAAACTCCTGTGGGCCGACGTCTCGGATGATGAAATCGAACCCCCTGATTTCCAATACACATTTGAAGCCGATAAGCAAGGGCTGGATTTTGGCGTAGCCTCGAGCGTCGACTCGAGGTTAAAGCAACAATTGGACTCGTCTCAAAGAGTGACTTTAAGTCAGATTTTGAGAGAGCCATCAGAATCGTCGAAACCCACTTTTCGAGAGGCAGTTACGCAGAAGCATACGCAAGCGGTGATGTCAAAGGAGCAATCCAAATTGGCACTACAAGACGAAAGTCAGACAGATTTTCTAAAAGACGTAAAGTCGATTTTGACAAAGTTAGACAAATCTGTCCAGAGCTTGACGAATTCTGCTGGCCAAGACAAGGTGTTGTCGAAACCAAACATGCCCTCGGGCTCAAGCTCACAGGGAAAAGATGTACCCTCCCAAAAGTCGAAGCGAAGGAGAAAGAGAGGTGGTGCAAAGAAGTTATAAAAGACTTTCCTATGTACGAACCAGATTTCCGGTTTGCAGACACATTCTTTAATTTGGACAGTTGCATTTCATTATGTGCTAGTGTAATTAATAGTGTGCCACGAGATTCGTCTCCCGGTTATCCTCTTTCTGCATTTTATGCGACGTCCGGTGAAGCCATTGAGATGGAAGAACAGTTGATTCTTCAAGTCTCTGGTGCCCGGTTGTATTTAATGATGCTTCTTGATATCATTGATATACAAGATGCAGACAGGTTTATGACTTTAAGGTTGCGTGATCCGGTTTCAACTTTTATTAAAGAAGAGCCGCATCCGAAAAGGAAAGCAGAACTGAGAAAGTGGCGGACTATTTGTGCCATATCGTTAGGCGATCAGATAGTCGAACGTGCTATGTTTATGCATTTTGTTGATAACATTAAAGCGCGCTATCCAGACCTTAGCTCTGCGATTGGTATAGGTTTTACAGATGAACAGATTGGTGAGTTCGCTGACAAAGTTGTTAGTAGAATTCCCAAAGATCATATATTGTATTCAAGTGATATATCAGGATTTGAATCCTGTATAAGTATCACGATGCTCTATTTGGTCACGGTTTGTGTGTTCCTCTGTATACCAGGTATATACCATAGTCGTCTTAATGCTTATCGGCGTACTATGGATCTTTGGGTCTCATTTACGGCTCAGCCTATATATTATTTCAATGATGGTACTTTGTATCAACAGTTGGAACAAGGCTTGATGCCTAGTGGTCGTTTTATGACTACTGGTGGTAATACACTGATGAGATTATTGCTGGCAGCTATAGTTAAATCTAAAGCTCCGACAGCAGCTGGGGATGATTGCCTGGAAGCGTTGTCAGACGCTTTGAAGACGAAAGAGTCTTACGAGAAACTTGGATTAAACATGCGTGATTATAAGACTCATGGGAACGAATCTTTTGAGTTTTGTTCTCATCGTTACTTCAAGGATAAAGGCCAGTGGAAAGCAGAATTGCTATCCTGGCCTAAGGCGTTTTACAAGCTCGTCACTAAAACTAGTGGCTTGGAGCAATGGGCGTCTGTCTGGCATGAAATTCGTCACAATAGTGACGAAGTCAAAACCAAGTTCATTGAGCTTCAAAAGGAGTTCATGGACTTGAGTTTTGAAACGCAATAACCTATTTCTTGGTGCCAACGAGCTCTGGGAGGGGTTGGACCAAGATATCGTACTATAATACCATTTATAACCAATGGCAAGGAAAACAAAAGTTGATGTGCTAGTATCTAGTAAGAATAGATCTAGAAGACGTAAACAGAAGAATAATAAGCAGAAGTCCTTAGGACTTGCGAAAACGTATGGTGTGCCTAACAGTAGACCAAATAGAGGTTTTACACTTAATCGTGCAAATGAGAAATTGGTGAGTGCAGTTTGCTCACAAATTGATCCATTTTGTGTACATGCGATAGGTGCAAAACTTTATGATCGTGATGCCAGTAGATCCGTGGCGTATCAAGTTCAATACTTTGATACTATAACCTCGAGTTCATCTGGTCAAGCTGCTATATTCGTTAGACCAAGAGTTGTAGGCTTTTATGCTACTGCTAGTGGTTTCTCAGGCAGTACAGTGTCCACATGGGGCGCGGCTCAGAATATACCTGATGAGACCAATTTGGCTTCATTATTCGATTATTATCGAGTAGTGAATTTAGGCGTAAGAGTATTTGGTACAACAGCCGCTACTGCCAGTCAAGGAGTTGTGCATATTTTCACAACTAATAGCGTAGGCTTGCCTGACTGGTCAACTAGTTTGTATGAGGAGGTCGCGAGATTTCCGATAGCGGATTGTGATGCGCATTGGATTGCAAAACCTTTTGGTAATGAATACGGGACTTATCAACTATTTGCAGCTTCAGTTTCATCTATGACATCTTTGTATATCATGGTGTCTGGAGCGGAAGCCGCTACTAGCGTGCTTGGAGTTGAGGTTACTATGAATCTTGAGCTGTTAGCATCAGAGGGCGAAACTATGTCTCGTCTGGCTACTGATCCAGCTCCACATAATCCAATAATCGAATCCATTGGATCTAACGTTCTTCGTACGATCTCATCAACAGCCAATTCGACCACTGCAGCGGTCGGCCAAATGATAAGAACTAGAGTTGTTAAAGCTCTAGCCAGCGGTGTGGCTGGATATCTAGGCGGACCAAGTACAGCGATGGTCAGTAAGGCAATAATGGATGTTGATTAATTTCCGTCCATGGGTTAGACACTTCGGTGAAAAGGAATTAACGACCCTTACCCTATCGAGTTGTAGCTTAGTTGAAGATCGTTTCGACCAACAGAGTGAAACTGGC